CCAAAGCCCCCACCAAATCCACCACCTGTGCCACCACCAGTTACTCCACCTAATCCAAACATTGGATTGCCAGCACCATAAGTAAATGCTGATCCTGTGTCTGGTGTATTTTCATCGCCACCAGCTGCAAACTTTGATAATCCATAAGTTACTGCCACAGCTGCTAAAGCTGCTGCTGCTGTTCCAACAGATGCTCCACCGGTAGCAAATGCAGTTGCAACACCTGCTCCCGCTGCTGCGGTTCTTAGAGTTTTCATGGCTGTAATTAAAGTTCCAATTGCACCAACAAATGCAGCAATTCTATTGACAACAAATACTCCAGCAAGAACTGTTCCTAATGCAATTAATTCATCTTTAATGCTTATTACAAATCCTATTGTCGATCTGACTTGCTCACCAAATCTAAATGCGCCTTCGGTAGCCTTAGTAATTCCAGATGTAACAGAATTATCGCCAGTTAATGCAGCAACAAATGCCTGAACATTAGGCACAACTGTTATTAATAAATAATCAGCAAATTTGACAAATATAGGCAATAATGCTTGACCTATTTTTTCTCTGCTTTCATCTAAAGCAATTGTTAATTGTCTAAACTTAAACTCAGCATTGGTTGCTTCGTTGGCAATAAAGCCATTGTAAGTTCCTTTTAATTCTTTCGTTATATCATCGAAAGACTTGGATTTAAGGGTTGCTGCATCAATTCCTAGACCTAACTTACCTAAAGCTGTATTTGAGCCATCGTAGGCCTTACCTAGCGCGTTTGTAACGCTTTCTAATGGCTTACCTGTGGCAACGCTGATTTCTTGAGCAAGGGTTAATAATTCTTGAGCCTTAGTAACATCTTGTGTCGATCTGACTAGGCGAGATAGCGCAGGTCTTAAAACATCATCGGTAGTCGCGGTCGCAATAGCTTGTCGAGAAATGAATGTATCGATTGACTTAATTTGTTCATCAGTAGCCCTAGTGTTTGCTCTGATTGTTTGTTCTAATGCTTTTCTTGATTTCTCATCCTCAGCAGCAGCCTTAACAGCTGAGATTGCAAATGCTCCAGCAGCAGCTCCAGCAGCAGCAAATGCTAACGCAGCCTTTTTACCAAAATCTGAAATAGTTTCTTGAGAGTTTTTGACTGACTTTTCTGCATCGCTTAATCCTTTTTTAAGATTATCAATGTCAGCTGCTAACGCAAGGGTTAAAGTTCTACTGGCCATCTGCCCACTCTTTTCTTGCGTTCAAAATAATTTCCTCAAACTCTTTAATTATAGTTGGTTGCAAATGTCTAATTGTTGGATAAATAAACCAACCACGACTTCCCGGCCCTTTAGGCATTGGCCCTGACCATCTTGGGAATTGTGGGTATTTACCAGATCCAAACTCAATAGCTGCACCAATACCATTACGATTACCTTTAGCATCGTTGCGAGTATTAAATTGAGTCGTTGCACCACCTGAGAACTTTTGACTAGCAAAACCAAACTTGATCTCACCAAGTAATGATGATTTTTTTACCTGACCGCCATCAGCAATTCTTTTTGCTTGCTCACCGCGAGATGATGCAATACGCCTAATTTCTTGCAATTCTCTATCAGCTAATGCTTGGACTTTATGCTTAGTATCAGCAATTGCTTCCTCGCTCATAGTTCTTAAAACTTTAGCAATTTTATTTAATTCGCGTTGATCATAAGCAATTGATGGTGTGGTACTAGCTGCCATTTCTTTGCTCCAAAATCTCTATCGCGGTATAAATATCGTCTGCATCAACCCATTCGCTCATTGGGATCTGTGTGGCTATTGCCAACTGAACCAATAATCTGTTTAGGCTTCCTTCTCTGTGGCTTTTGGGTTTGCATCACCGACAATTACATCCGTAACTGTTTCAGACCATACTTCAAAAGATTTGACTGGCTTTCCAGCAGCTTCTCTTTTATGAGCGTGGTATGCCAAGAACATTAAATCAGAAATGCCCATTTTATCTTGGGCTTGACCAATAATGTTCCCAGTCGATTTTTCCCATTTTGCCCACTCAGGCGGTTGGGCTACATAAGTTGCTTGCTCGCCTGAGTTATATTCAATTGTAATTGGTAACTTCATTTTTTGCTCCCGTTTCTATTTCTTAGCTAAATGATTCTGCTGGCACGCCAATTACTTGGAATGCAAAAGATACTGTTTGAGCATCTGGTGCAGTTCCACCTGCTGATGGCCATACTGGCAAAACTTGGAATGTAAATGTTGCGCCTGAAGCAGCTGTCATTACTGTGTTAATTCCTGTGTTTGGTGCTGACTCAGTAACGCCCCATAGGATCTCACATAGTGATCCAGTTGCGCCCCAGTCGGCTAGCATTTCAACATTGAATGTGAAATTGTTATCGATGACTTTGTAAGCCTTGCCATCTAATGTTTCGTATGTTTGACGATTTACTTCGCCAACTAATGTTGCACTTGTTGCTTGAGCATCAAAAGTGTTACCACCGATAGTGAAGGTAACATCTCTGCCCGTGATTACTGTGGTAGACACTTGGACTCCTTAGTTTGTTTGTGTGTAATAGGTTGATACATTTATGTCAGAGATCAATAAGTTTGATGCTCCAACCTGTGTAACTGTTGGTCTTTCGACCGATCCGACAACATATCCATTAGGAATAACTGCCAGAATACTCATAACTAGCTGCTCGATGTTATCAAGTGATGCTGGATTGCTATTGTAAGCAACCGCAGCTGTAATTGTTAAATTAACTCGGCAACGAAGTGTTGTTTTGCCAATTGTTTCAATTTCAAGGTAGGGACTGGATGGGACGCAGACGACTGCTGGTGGGATCACCGACTCAGGAACGAAACTATAAACATTTCCTGCAACGCCAGATAAAGCAGTTGCTAAAGGCTGTCTGACTGCACTCAAAATTGTTGATGCTGGCATTATTGACAAATACCTTCAGTATCAACATAAGGCCCTAAAATCCCAATTACTCTTGAGTATAAACTTCTCCCGATACGATAAGGAGTTGCTGTAAAATCTACTCCTTCGATTTGTCCGCCTGCTGCGACTCTTGATTGAAAGACTTCGACTGAAACTGCAAAGATAGCTGATCGAACAGATTGGTTTCCAACATAAGTTGATGCTGATGATAAAGTCGCGCTTCCACTTGGAATAACATTTGCTTCTGCGACATCGGCATTAGTGATTGCAGCTTGGAAGGTATATGCTCCAAGATCTGATTCAAGTACTGTTCTTGTTCCATTGTATGGGCTTCCGCATCCTGCGATAACGACTGATTGTCCGGCTGTGAACTCATGAACACCTAGTGTAGTGAAAGTGGCGACATTGTCGTTTAATACTGTTTTTTGAATTGGGCTTTTGAATGTAACCAACATTGGCAGAATTGTATTTTCGCTTGTGTCTATTATGCCATTCAAGTAAGTGTCATCATACAAGGCAGATGACACGCCAAGCACGGATCTCAACTCTGTGGCTGTGATTATGGTTGGCATGTCATCTCCTTACTCCCATTAAAGGATGCCTATGATCGGGAGCAACCATAGGCACTCAGTTAATTACTTAGTTAAGCTCAACTTTGCGATAAGCGGTTGGATACTTGTTTGCGAATGCGCAGAATCCATATACACCGATCTCGAACTCCATTGTGCTTACAGCTGTTGTGCGAACCTGAACTGGTGCGCTTGCAGCCTCATAGAAATCAGCAAATCCTGATGGGTAGATTGAGATATCTCCATCAATTGTGTTTGGATCTACGATTAATGTTAGACCCATTACATTTCCTGATACTCCTTGTGCAAGTGAAACATTACCTGCTGCGTTTGAAGGTTGTAGTGCAGCAAATAGTGGACGGCCAGCAGTATCAACTGCTCCAATTAATGATGCGATTTCATTTGGATCGATCATCAAATTGTTTGGAGCAAAAGTCATTACGCCAGTTGAATCGCCAATACCTTTTGCAATTCCACCAACCCATCCTTTGCCAGCAGCTCCTGCTGAAGTTCCTCCGCTTGCTTTAGCTTGTGCAATTGCATAAGCATCTGTCTTGCGTGCGTAAGATGCAGAAAGTTCCTGAATCAAAAGATCTAGGTATGCAGGCTCAGATCTCTCTAAAATCTCTGCGGATATTATATTTGCGCCAGCGAACTTAACCACATTTACTGTAGTGCTGGTGATAGTTGTGTCAGTTGAATCTGCCTCAACTGCTTCAGCTGTTTGTGCAACTGTTGCTTGTGTTCCAAGTGTAGGAATTTTGAAGCTAGTGCCAGCTGCTGGAAGTGTACGACGACCGATCGAATTAATGAATGGTCTGCGTGAATCAATAATTCCAATAACTTCAGTTAGGTAAGGAACTGGAACTACACCAGCATTTTCTGAAGTTGTTGCGTGTTGAATTGTTGCGCAAATATCGCGTGCATCAGTATCACCTAATGTTGCAAGATATTGTGCTTTAACATGTTGTCCTGCGCTAATGTTTAGATTAACGCGAGGCTTTGTATAAGCAACTGGTGCAGAAAATTGCACAGTTGGCTCAGACTTTGATGCTTCTACCGCTTCGGTGGCGATAGGAGCTTCTGAAGTAGTGTCAGACACTTTTTCCTCCTGATTTGTTGTTTGCTCCTCAGCGGTTGCTTCGGAATTCTCTTTATTTTCTTGTTCACTAGCTG